GGCGCGGACGGGCGAGAACTCGATCAGCTTCTCGATCAGCCGGCCCTGCATCGGCGCGGGCACGAGGTAGCCGCCCTGGGTGTCGTTGTCGGTGGCGAGCGCCTTGGTCTCGGCCTCGCTCATCCCCTTCTCGCCCTTGCGGACGTACCGCTCGAACGCCTTCTCCTCGGCGCTCGGGCCGTCCTTGGCCTCGCGGGCGCCCTCGAGCTGCTCCATGCGGGCGATCTTGAGCTCCAGCTCCTTGACGGTCGCGGCGATCTTCTGCTCGGTCTCGCTGATGGCGGCGTTGACGCGCTCGACGGTCTGCTTCACGTCGGCCACGTCCGCATCCTTGCGGTCCATCTGCCGCTTCATCTCTTCCCAGTCGGTGCGGAGCTTGTCGCCCAGCGCCTTGATCTCGTTCTGCTCGGACACGGTCGTCTCCCTTGGCCGCCTAGGCTGCGCGGCGGAGGTGTGCGTTCATCTCGCGGATGAGCGACTGGACGGCCAGGAGGTCCGTGGTGTCCGGGTCAGGCTCGGGGGTCTGGTCCTTCTGCTCGGCGTCCTGGGACGCGGCGGGAAGGGTCAACAGCTTATCGGCCGCCTGGTGCAACAGCCGGGCGGCGGTCTCCGGCGCATAGGCACCGGCCTTGATCTCGGTGATGAGGTCGTCCAGATCGGCCAGCGACTTGACGCCCGTGATGAGCGCCGCCTCGTTGGCGGGGAAGGTGACGATCGACACCTCGTGGAGCTTGAGCTCCTTGAGCATCCGCGCCTTCCGCCCGTCACTGTGCGTGGCGTAGTCGCTGCGGATCGTCTCGTAGCCGATGCTCATGGCGTCGAGCACCCCGTCCTCGACCAGCGTCACCGTCTCGTTCCCGAGCGGGGTGTCGCTGATGTCCTTCCGCACGAAGAGGCCGGTCGAGTCCTCCTCGGCGTAGGACAGCTTGCCGATGGGGTGCTTGTGGTCGCGGAGCGCCTTGATCTTCCCGACGCGGGCCAGCGTGTGCTTGTAGGCGCCGGGGAGAACCACGTCGTTGACGAGGTCGCGGTTCCCGAACGTGGAGGCGTAGCCCTCGATCACCCGTTTCTGGCGATCGACCTTGAACTCGGTCACGAAGGCTTTGCGCTCCATCTGCGCTCCCCGGAAAACAGAAAGCCCCGGCCCGCCGAGATGGCGAACCGGGGCAACAGTCCCCGCAGTGGGTTGTCCTACTCCCTACAAATCTACGGCATCACGCCGCAAGCGGCAAGCGCAACGCCCGGAGCATCGGCCACTCCGGCACCAACTGGAGCGCCGGATGGTCCACCGTCACCGCCCGGTTCTGGGTCACCCGGTCGAAGCTCCAGATGTTCGCCCGGGTCTTCACGTCGAGCGCCACGACCGTCTCCCCGACCTGGACGACCGACGCCTTGGGCAGCTTGCACCGCTGGGTCATGCTCCAGTCGAGCGAGCGGTTGAGGTCGTCCTGCCAGGGCCGCCCGTGTCGGGGCAGGAGGCTCCGATGCAGCAACCGGCCCAGGCCGATAGGCTGGCCCCGCTGGGCGTGGCCCACGGGGTATGCCTCGAACAGGCTGGTCCGCCCGGTCGCGAGGTCGTGGAACCAGCAGCCAGACAGCCCGACATACCGAGCGCCCTGCTGGATCCGGTTCGCCATCACCTGGAGCGTCTTGGTCGCCAGGAAATCGTCGGAACCCATGACCATGAGGTAGTCGGCCCCGTCGTGGAACGCCCGCTGGGCGGCGGCGTTGAACTTCGCGCCGAGCGGATCATTGTACGCCTCGACCCAGACGGCGGCGTGGTCGGCGGCCATCGTCCGGTGCGTGTCCTCGGAGCCGGCAACGACGATGTCACACTCGTGGCCCGCCTCGCGCCAGTGGTCGCGGATCCGGGTCATGCCCTGCCACCAGGCGGGGGCGAGCTCGTAGCGTTCCCAGAGACAGGAGAGGACGGCGATCTTCACGCGGCGTCCATGCGGACCAGCTTCTCGGTGCAGCGGCAGATGACGTGGCCCGGCGGGCCGCTCGAGCCGTTGGGATACGAGCCGTTGATCGGCGCCCGCTGGCCGTCCATGCCCACGCAGAACCGGCAGGTTCTCCCGTCCGAGGGCACGATGGCGACCCACTCGCGCTCCCAGCGGTTCGGGTCGATCACGCCCTCGCGACGTTCCCGCTCCCACACCGCCCGGCGGCCCTCGTTGGCGGCGAGCATCGTCTCGTGGCGGGCGATGACGCGGGCGCGGTGGCGCAAGAGCCTTGCGCCGTAGCGTTCGGTGAGCCGGTCCACCCGGAACGGCAGGACGCCCTCGGCCACCAACGCTGCCCGGTAGCGGGCGACGGCACGGGCCTGGGGCTCGGTGAGGCCGACCACGGCCTGGATGAGCTTGGCCGTGTCCCGCGGCACGGTGCCCCGTGCGACGGCGTCGGTCACGATCCGGCGGATGGCCTGTCGGGTCTCGTCGGTGACGCCGCGAACCAGTTGGGCTGCTTGGGTCGTCGCCCACTCGCGGAGCCCGGCCGCGACGAACGGGTCGATCCGGCCGAGCCGCACCAGCAATTCGGCCGTGGTAATGACGGCGGGACCGCGGGCCGCAACCACGGCACCACGAACAGCGGTGGCCGTGAGGATGGGCTCGAGCGCGGTGGCGAGCGTCAGCAGTTGGTCGGTCGGGATCTCGCGGAGCGCGTTCTCCACGTCGCCCACCCGGAGGTGCGAGCGGACCGCGCGGAGGACGCGGGCCGTGAGGATGGCGGCGAGGGCGGCATAGACGACGCGTGCGGCGCTCGCCTCCTGCTCGTCGGCGGCGGCGTGGAGTTGCTGCCACTGCGGGTCGGCGTCGTTCCGCAGGGGAACGTCACCCATAGCGCTTCGGGTACGAGTGGATCACGTACTCGTACCGGGCCACGCGGAGCGCCTCGGCCAGCGCGGAGAGCAACTGGGCCGCGAGGCTCACGCGGCCTTCGGCTTGGGCTGCTTGTTCGGATCCTTCGGCGGGTTCAACGTCGCCTCGGTCCCCGCCTCCGTGCTCTCGATCTGCGCCTCGCCCATCCTGAGCTGCTGGTCCGCGACCTCGCCCACCATCGCCAGCGGGATGAGTGTCGCCTTCACCAGCGGCACGTCGCCGCCCTCCTCGTCCTCGAGGTCCATCTCCAGCCGCTTCCGCGCCGCGTTCGGAGATACCCCGTTCTCCACCAGCTTGGCGTACTGGTCGCACTTGGCCCCGAAGTCCTCGCGCAACACCGTCACCCCGCTCGTGTCGTAACAGATCCGGTACTTGTCCGCGTCGTGGAACTCGGGCAACAGTTGCACGTTGAGGTCGCCCCGGATGTCGTCGGCCAAGGGGATCAGCGTGTCCTCCCACATCTGCTTGCGCGACTCGCCCAGGTTCGCCAGCGTGGCGTCCCGCATCACGCCCAAGACCGGGAGCGGGACGCCGTAGGTGTTGGCGATGGCCTCGCGGTAGTGGTGCAGGCTGTCGATGAAGTCCATCTCGGCCGGCTTCCAGTTGATGATCGTGGCCTCCATCCCGCCGCCCGTTACAATGGGCATCCGGGCGTTATCGACGCCGGCGTAGTTGAGCGCCACCTCGTGCCGCGCCTGCTCCCACTCCTCCATGTTGAGCGGCTGGTCGGTGTGGAACGCGAGCTCGGGGATTGCCCGATTAGAGAGCGTGCTCTTGTTCCAGCGCACCGCCTCGACCATCGTATCGACCGACCGGCTCACGGCCCGGAGCGGCGGCATCCCCCAGTACGGGTTCTCGGGGTCGGGCTCCATGAAGTGGACGACGTTCTTGGCGTCGAAATACTTGGGCTCCTCGTTGTCGTCGCGGTACTCGTAGCGGGCGATGAACATGGACCGCGTCGGCACCGGACTGAGGGGCCGCGTCTGGATCGGCCACAACTCCACGACCATGCCCCTGACCCGGACCTTGCTCCAGAGGCCGTTCCCGTCGAGGTCGCGGTGCTGGATGAGTCGGGTCCAGAGCGTCTGACCCGACATGAACGGGTTGGGCCGGCGGAGCAGTTGCTCGATCGGGCTCTGGTCGTAGGGTAGGCGCTCCCACTCGCCGTCCTCACCGATGGTCTCGACGTACCAGGGCAGGGAGGCGATGGCCTTGGCCCGGATCTGGATGCAGCGGTACACGACCTCGGAGGCGCGGAACCCGTCGCGGATCGCGGTGTCCCAGTTCCAGTCCTTGAATAGCGGCCGGTTGTTCTGGTACGCGGGGAGGAGCTGCGCGGCGGTGTACTGCTTCCGCTCGGTGGTCATGGCCCGCCACACCCTGCTGAACCAGTTCACGAACGCCTCCAGTCACGGGTGGGGCGGCGCTTGTTGAGGTCGACGACCTCGCGGCGCGGTGCCTCGGTGAGCTTGACCTGCTTGGGTTGCATGGACGGCGGCAGCGTGTCGGGCATCGCGGCGCGGCCGATCATCAACGGGACGTGGGTCACCCGCTTGGCTTGGGCCAGCGCGAGCGCCATCACGGTGTCGTCGTGCAGCCCCTCGGGCACCACGTACTTGACGCCCAGCTTCGTGTACTCGTAGCCGAACGACTCCAGCTCGGTCTGGAGCACGGTGGGCGCACTCGGGATGCCTGCGGGGAAGTGAATCACGTTCCGCTGGATCGCCACGGCCAGCCCCTCGAGCAACTGCTGGCGGCTCTGCGGCGTGAACTTGAATCCCTCGAACTTGTGGCCGACCTCGCGCTGCAACTGCTCGAGCACGGGATCACCCACGCCGGTTGAGTCCACGAGGGCCGGCTGGTTGCGGGACAGGGCGCGGATCCGCTCGATGGTCGTCTGCCACGGCGCCTGCCACCGCTCGAACCGGCAGACGTGGCCGTCCTCGTCCAGCGCGATGCCCACCGTCCAGTCCTGCGACTTGGCGAGATCCCAGCCCCACCACGTCGGCGCCTTCTCACTCAGCGGGGCGAGACAGGCGCGGATGAACGACTCCCCGAACGGGTTGCTGCCGTCCTCGACCGCTTCACCCAGATACTCCTGCCGGAA